TGAGCTTCTTCTTTAGAAACAGAGGAGTTTATAATATTTTGAGCTAGATTAGAATCAAGGAAATTTTGAATTTCTATATTTAATTTTTCTTTTAATTTATTAGATTTTTCTTGTTCTTTTTCTGTTTTTTGTTTTGGATCTTTTGGATCAAATGGGGTAACATACTTTTGGATAATTTGATCAATATCTTTTAATGTTTCGTTATTACCAGTATTGGATACAGATACAAAATTATTACCAAATAATTGTTGGTATAAAGGAAAATTTTTAGCTACCATAAGCCATGTTCCTAACACCGCACCAGGAAGTAAACTTCTATCTTCTCCACCTGATTTTTCAAATCGTTCTTCATTGCGTTTTAAAGATGTTTCTAGTTCAGTATAAACATATAACATCATTACTTTATATCCCGCTTCTTCAAGTTGGGATTTTAGTTTTAATGTTTGGTTTGGAGATGAAGCAGTACCATCTAAAATAAATGATTCTTTATTTAATATAGTTTGAGGTAAATCTTGAGTTTTTAATTGTTTTGCAGCAGTTTGCATTGCAGACATAAATTTACTTCTATCTTCGGAATCTGCTGTTTTTTGGTTTAGTGTAAATTGATCTTGTTTTGATAAAGCTGCTATAGTATCATCAATGTTAAGAATTTTAAATTTACTTAAGTTTAAATCTCTTAAAATAGTTCCTTTTCCAGATCCTGGTGCTCCCGCTAATATAATAGCTTTAGGACTATCTTGCACTTCCTTTAACAATTGGATAAGACTTATCATAATTATACATATTACAACTCTCGCTTAACGCTAGTTTTAAATTCAGTAAATATTGGTGAGTGAGTTGGATTTTCTAAATCAAATAATTTTTTAACTGTTAAGAAAATATCAATATTTTCCTCTTGTGTACGAGATGATTCATACATTTCCCATCCTTTACCTTGTATTTTATCTTTAGCACTTTTACGTTTGCTTGATTTTAACCATAATATTCCATAACGATCTGCTTTTTTACCAAAACATTCTTCATAGCATTTACCATAAATTGCAGTTTGTAAGTCATATGTTGTTTGTAAGTGATTTGATGTTTTAAAGTCAATAATCCAAATTTCACCATTAATTTCGCAAACCATATCACAAGTACCTGCTACTTTTATTTCATCTGAAAATAAATGCACTTCAGCTTCAATTAGGGTTGGTTTATATTCTTCCCAAAAATCTACAAAACGTAAAAACATTTGCCATACATCTGGATTAAATAATGGGGTTCCACTTGGGGATAAAAAGTTAAGTTCTTTTCCGTTTAAATACTCTTCAATCATTTCATGCACTTGAGTACCTTCTTCACCTGCTTTTTTAACAATGTGTTCTGAAGCAAATCCTACTTGTTTAAGCCAATTTTCAAAAAATTTACCTTTTGGGTAATAACTTAAAACATACGTAATAGAAGGGTAATATTTACCATTTCTACGATAATATCTTGAATCGGGTAATGTTATTTGTTTTGCATCTTCTGAAATTTCTAAGATTCTATTATAAGATCTTTTAATGTTTCTTTTTGTCATATGGTTGATAGTTTCTTCTCCATAAGTTTATATTGTGTTAATGGAGACACTGTTTGTATTAGTTTTGTAAAATTTTCAAAACCTAATTCACTAGGGTCTTTCCCTTGTAATTCTACTAAATAAACTTCCTTTCCAACATCTAAGAGTTGTTCACAAAATCTAAGTGCTTGCTTTATAGCATCGTTATCTAAAGCAATATATATTTTTTGTACTTTTGATTCAACTAATTTTTTCATTAAACTAGGTTGAATATTTTTTCCAAATAATGGAACCGCATTTCGTTTTATTGCCATAGCATCAAATGGTCCTTCACATAATATAATAGGTAAATCCCAGTTAATAAACAATTCTAACGGTATAATATCGCGAGACGTTTCCGGGTTGCGGTACTTGGTGTAAGGATTTGGCTCAAATGATCTAGCGGTAAAATAATTTAATTTACCGGTGCTATCATATGACGGTATAACTATCATATTATTATATTGGCCTGAATTGCAATAGCCAATGTTATATTTTAAGATATCCTGTTGGGTTACGTTTCTTTTTTTAAGATAAGACCAAGCATGTCTTGCTACAATATCCTTACTATTTGTAAATGTTTTAAATTCTTTTGGTAATTCTAATGTAGTTGGAGTTGATTCGCCTATATTGTGTAAAGATACATTTTTAACTAATTTACTTAATTCATGAAAGTGATTAGCATCAACTTTAATTTGATTAAAAAGACTTTTTATTGATTTTCCTTTTTTACTACACGTCCAACAAGCCCATTGATTTATACCATCTTTATTTTCAGTAAAATTAACTTCAAGTTTGGGTTTGTGGTGATGGCAGAAAGGACAAGTATAAGATTGATTTCCTCTTGCAGTACGTTTGCCTGCTCCTAGAACAGAATTAACTAAATTAACTAGTAATTCATTTACCATAAATGTAAGATACAATATTAATCTTGGGGAACAAAGTCTTTCCGAAAAAACTTCCCTAAAATATTATCATTTATCCAATCGTTTGGATTTTCTAAAACACCTAATTGAAACAAATGTTTGCATTCATAGTATGTCAATAATTTTTTGTTTGGAACAATACATAAAATTTTACGATCAAAGTCTTTTTGTTTTCCTAATTTTATAAGTTCAAGTATGGGTTTTGCTGAGCCATAGTAAGTTTTCCAATCAGATTCTTTTATGATTTGTTTTGTAGTAGATGTTCTTCCCCTAGTTACAGGTTGTTCAGCTAATTCTTTTTTACCTAATTTTTTCTTTACATTGTGGTATAAAGATTTTTTACCTAAATAAGATTTACCGGTTGGCATATGAACAGAAATATAAATGAAACCATAGGTTCCTTGGGGAAAATCTGTTATGTCTTGTATTCTTTTATCTTTATATAACCAATTTGACATAAATTTTAAAAATCAAAGTTTATTAATATTGATGTGTCTGTAACAGAGGATACAGGTAACGGTTGAGCAAGTTTTGCTACCGCTAATAATTCTTTATTGTTATTATATAATCCAACAGTTGTAATATATGGGGAAAAATATGAACCTGTTACGTTATCGTTTAATTTTCCACTTCCTGGTTGAGGGAATGAACTACCACTGCCATTACTTATAGCTGCTGATCCTGAAAGTAAAGAGGGATTATTTGAAAAATTAAATTCATTTTCTCTAATAGTGCATTTATATTGGGTCTCATGTATAGTAACTGTACTTTCAAATGAGCAAGTTAAATTATTAGTATAAAAATTATTAACAAAATCTACACCCGAACCACCATATATTATAGCTCCATAAGAACCAGTTCCATAATTATCACTTACTGCAGAATATCCAGTTTTAGTTATAATAATTATTCCATGTTGGTATATGATATCTCCTACTTTTATAGTACCAAATAATATATTACCTAACCCATCATCTTGAACTGATATATTAGATCCAGAAACTTGAATTTGGAGTGAATTTGGGGATATGTATTCTCCAAATAGATTTGAAGGAATAGAAATTACAACAATATTATCAGATCCTGTAGGGAAATATCTATCGGGGGGTAATGTATTTGATAAATAGTTATAATAATTTGGTGTGTAAGCAGGACCTGTTATAGTTTCATCATTATTAAATGAAGCAGTTGCTGCAGGAGCTCCATTCTCTCCTCCAATATAATTAGAGTAATAAAGTTCTTTAATAGAACGATATACTAATTGGCTTGATTGGGATGTAATATATCCAGTATTATCTGAGCCGGATACCCATAAAGATGAAGTATTATTTGTTCCAAAAAATCTATCAATTTGTACATTTGATGCTGTAAGCTCGTTTCCTGTAAAAGTAAATGATTTATTTACTTTAAAAGGAGAAACAATAACATCAGAAGTTATAAATGGTTTGAATATGCTCATTCATTCTAAAAGTCTAATTTTACTCTAACTAAAGCCTCTTTTGTAAAATCTTTTAATAATGGTCTTGACATTTTAGCTACCGCTACTAATTCATTACTATCATTATACATTCCTATAGTAGTAAGATAAACTTGGGGAGCATTAATAAATTGATTATAAATTACCTCACCTGTTGAACCAGAAATAAATGATGGATTTTCAGAATAGTTAAATTCACTATTTCGTGCTCTAACAAAAACATAATCTGAGGTAAGTGTTTCTTGAGAATTAGCAGTAAAAGAAGCTGCACCAGAAATAGATGTAAATAATCTTCTACTATTAAATCCATCTGAGTTATTTGATCTACTTGGGGATAATCTAATTGATTGGGATACAGCAGATGGGTTAATTAATATAGTTCCTAAATCAGGGAATACTAAACCGTATGAACCAGATCCTGCTACATATCCACTATTTGCTAGAGTTCCTGCAGTTCCATTAGATCCAGAAATTAATTGATATACTCTAGTTGAACCTAAGAATTGAGATACAGGATTATCTACTGAGTCATCTGTAAGTTTTAATGTTTGAATACCAGATCCTGAAAGGGTTAAATTTAAAGATCCAGGAAGTAAATTTTGTTTGTATCGGGCTCTTTCAAGAGAAATTACCCAAAAATTAGATCCTGTTAAAATATTATTTCCTTTTCCAAAACTAAAATTTGAATTTTCATCCTCTAAAATTAAAGAACGATATTGACCATATATTGTTTTTGTAGGAGATACTCCAGGAACAGCACTATTATAATATGTACTTCCACTTCCTAATGCATCGGCATATGCTATTTCAAATTGTACTTCAGCATTTGAAAGTGTAGATCCTGTTTGAAATATACTTAAATAGTAATTACCGGCAGATGATGCTTCTTGAATAGATGATGTAAAAAATGTAGATAGAGATGGTAAATTAGTTGACCACATTGTAGAAGTAATTGCATCTGAGCTAACTAGAAAATCTTCTGGGTCTAATCTTTTAAAGGACATATTTTATAATTTAAACTGTTGTTTTATTAATCAAAATTGGAATTGTTAAACGAGCTCCACTATCTAAACCTACAACAGTTAATGTAGCTGAAAGTTGGGTGTTTGTGCCGAATAGTGTATTTACTGTTGTTGCTCTTAAATTAATTTGAGAGCCAATTATAGTTTGAGAAACATTAGTTCCTAAAGTTACTGTAATAGGTGCATTTTGGGTTTGTGCTGCTGTTGTATTAATTCCAATTCCCGTAAATGTACTCATTAATCTAACATCAGAAATTGTAGCCGAATATCCACTAGTTTCAAAAGCTTGATTATTACCTAGATAATTTAAAGTTTGTGGGGTGATAGATAGTGCAGAACCTTGTTGTAAAGTAATAGATGAATATCCTAAATTAAGTACAGGTAATTTAGCTGTTCCACGAGGTAGTGTAGCTAATTTATATTTCATAATTTGTGTTTCTTGAGGAAAAGCCTCAAGTAAAGGCATATTTTGAATAGCTTCTCCATAAAATGCAGATCCAGAGGGATGTGTTGGGTTATATAAAGTATAATCTATTTCATCATCTGCAAAAGCAAATTGTGTAATTCGAAAAGAACCATCATTTTTTGCTAAAAGTTCTCTTCCTTTTGTTGTTAAAATTGCATCTACTGTAACGACGCTATTATTTAAATATCCCATATTATTGTGTTTATAATCATATTATACTAATAAATATTATGTAATCAAACCTTTCTGCGTAAGATCTTTAATAACTTGATCAATTGATTGATTTAAATCATTTGTTACAAATTCAGGTTTAATAAGATAAGGTCCTGTAGTAGTAGAAGATAACTGACCTTGTATAATAACTTGGGTTGGGTCTGGGATGAATCTTCTTATTAAAAATTGAGTAAAATCAGTATTTGTTGAAGGAAGTGGTTCAGTAAATTGAATTGCTAATATTTGAGATGATCCCATAAGAGATAACATAGTTTTTTCAACTACAAATACTTTATCTTCTCTTCCTTCAAATCTAAATTCATCTCCATATTCTAATGACCATGGGTTTGTAATAGGATTAAATGAAGAACTAATAATATCTACTTGATACATTGAAGGATTATTATAATTTTGTACTAATCCTGATGCTGAGGTAAATAGGATATTTTTATAAATTGAGCCTGATGTGTTTGTATTAATAGATGTTGTTTGGGTAGCGCTAGCAGACTGCCAAATATTACTAGAAGTTATGCTTACTGTTGGATTAGGGGATTGAGTAACTTGAAAAAACGATCCATATGTGCCTATTTCTGTTGTTGCTAAATAATATCCGGTCTGTGGAGAATATACTTTTAAATAGTATTGATCTCCACTTTGCATTTCATCCGGGGTAATAGTGCGAGAAAAATTTAAATATTTATGAGTATTAGGAGAAACTTGATTTAAGTTATTTCCTGTAAAAGTAACAAATTCTTCTTTTCCTATAGTAGTTTGTACACTACTTCTTTCTCTAGTTAATGTAACTCCTATAGATGTTGGATAAGTAAAAGATGATGAATTATAAAAATCAAGAGCTGCAGTAAAAGTAAGATTTACTTTATTATTAATTAAACCTTGATATGTTTGATATTTAATAGAATTATTTGAAAGACTTGCAGTAGTATTACTACCAGATACAATAATAGTATTAATTGAGGAAGAATTATATGTTTGAGGGATACTACTAATAATACTTGGTTTTGCAACTAATGTATAATTTTGAGATAATCCTCCAGAAATAAAATTATCTTTAAGTTGTATTGATGAAGTAAATGTTCCTTCATTTAAAATACTTCCAGATTGATTATAAAGGATTGGTTGGACTTTATATCCTCCTCTAATTATATTTTTAAATATATTTTCTGTTAAAAGAGGAGTTTTAGTATTGATTGATACTTTTTCTCCAGTTAAAAAAGTTTGTTGAACTTCTGAAAGTGAATAAGGGGTAACATTAGGGATGATAATGTCGCTATTACTTTTAATTAAATAAGTATTATTAATAACAGAAGCATTTTCTAAATTAGGGGATAAATCAGTAATAAGACTACTATACAATATCATTGTTTTTAAATTTTCTATTGTAGGTAATTTACCATAAGTTCCTATATCATTACTACTCCAAACATTTAATAATCTAGAGGTAGATTTTGATCCATCATATTTTATAGTAGTTGAAGCTTTTGAAGTATAATTAGAATCAGGGGTAGGTGCATGAAGTGCACTTCCATTAAGTAATAAATTTAAATTAACAGGATTAATACCATTTGAATAATCTACATCTAAAGCAAAAGTATTTAATCTAGTTTCATTAACACTATTTAAAAGTGAATTTTTATCGCTATTATAAAAATTAGGGAATGAAATATACGGTTCTATAATTAACGGTTGAAGTTGAGATGAACTAACTGGAGTTTTTTGGGATACAGAAAAGGTAATTAAAGAAGAAGTAATTTGGGGATCTGTGGTGGTTGATGCACTTATACTAAAATAAATTTTATCATTAATAAAACCATAATATGATGTAGAAATTTCTTGAGGAGATGATACGGTGTTATTAAATTGATAATCGATTAAATCAATTTCACTTCCCTCTCTTTCATATGATATTTTTATAACTGATTTACCATTGTATCCTTCATTTTTAGGTGTAAAACTAGCTGTAATAAGAATAGGAGTATTTGGAATATTATTTAATATATATTCTCCAGAAGATGCTGTAAAGTTTAATAAAGTATTACCAGTTGTGGTAGTATAATTAGATATTTTATAGTAATTGGGGGAAGAAGCAAAACCTCTTTCACTTATAGAGGAACTAAATGAATAATCTAAAACTTCATTTTGATAATCTGAAGGGTTATAAGAGGGATTATTATTTGAATATTTAAAAGAATTAACTTGATAAAAATAATAAGTATCTGTTTCAGTTATTGGAACAATATTATATGTTGCATTAACTGTTGTTGACTTATAATTTACAGGAAATATTAGTTTATCAGCTTGTCCTAAAGCTTCACTATTATTTATTCCACTACTATCTTTTTTTGCTACTTTTAAAAATGTAATTGATCCTGTTGGATTATTAGGGGATATTGAAGAAGTAGAAATAAAATTTGAAAATAATAATACTGAGCCTGAGTCAGGGGTAAGTTGGGGTGAGAAAAAGTAAGATTGAAAAATATCAGATTCTATAGATGAAGTTCCATAATAATATATTTGTTTATAATTATAAGGAGTAAAATCTCTAGGGAGAGGTTGATTAATACTTTGTGTAGTAATTATTATATTAGAATCTTTAAGTTCACCATTATAAAATTCATCTTGGGAATTATGAATTATATCTACAAGTCCTAAAGGAGAATTATATGATTCACTCCAACTTTGTGTTAAATTAAGTATATTAGAACCAGATGGAGCAAAAGAGGTTCCATTAAACATTTCAAATACTCCTGCAGTGCCTCCATCAAAATTTTCTACTGTACCCGAATTATAGTCATTCCATTGAGGTAATAAGGTACCAGAAACGGATATATCTTGAGATGTAATTGGTACATTTTTTGTAGATCCACTAGTATAATATGCTATAGTAGAATTAGTATCAACTTGTGGTTGTGGATATTTATTTCTTTCTAAAATATGTTGTTTAATTACAATTCCAGAAGCAAGACTTGTACGAGCAGGTACAAAATCTTTTATCATTTTAAATAATGAATTGTCAAAAAATTTAATTAAACGAACAAAATCAACTAAATTATAATTTTTAGTATATTTTTGAAAATATGAATCTCTTAAAGCATTTAAAGATGGATATGATTCAGCTGAGGAAGAACGTAGTCTTGGGTCCCCAATGTATTCCCCTATATTAAAATATCCAAGAGAAGAATTAATATCATCATTTACTTCATCTTGTGGTGAAAATGCTACCTCAAGTAAATTTGTGTTTGCTGTATAACTTTGAGATATATTAGCTTGTTGGGATAAAGACATAAATGGAGATAAAACATCTCCCTCAGGTATTACATTATTTTCAACTCTAATTTTATCAGCAATTGCATTTTTAATTCCTACTATTGGTTGATCGTAATAAAAATATTCTGTATTTTTTACAAATGTAGGTGTTGAATTAAAAGAAGCAGTACTGTTAGAGGCAAAAGAAGATGTAGTAATCCATGAACCCGTAACTTTTGGATGGATTGAATTTGATCCTGTATATAATTCATTTCCTAAAGGTAATCTAAATGCTAATTGATCGGCTCCAGAATTTATAGAGTTTCCTTCAATTGAGGAAGGATTCATTATATAGTCTTTAAATACACTTTCACTTATAGGTTTACTGTAGTATCTAATTTCTTGAAACGATCCAGAAAAACTATTATATATTTTAAAATTTACATTAATTGAACCAGAACCAAAAAGTGCTTGAGTCGCTAAGTTATAATTTGTATCATTAGCTATAACTAAGGATGAATCAAAAAAACCAATAGAGGTTCCATTTTCACCACCCTCATACATTTTATTTCCAGAGTATAATTCAAAATTAGTTGATACTCCTGTTCCGGTTTTTTTAGCCATTACTGACCACCAATCTCCATCAAAAAATGGTAAATAAATGCTAGCACTTAGACTCGGAGTTGAAATAGCATCAGGGTGAAAATCTAAATAGGCATATTGATAATATGGATCAACAATTGAACCACTGTAAGAGCCAGAAGTATAAGCTGGTCCTATATAGCGAAGGGTTATAGTTGATAACCTAGGGGTACCGGTTACTTTAGTTA